GGATCGGACAGGGTACCACGGGACAGGCAGCAGGCATCTTCAATCTGCATCAGGATACGATTCAGACCGCTCATGTAGTTGCTGTCCCGGAGGTTGGGTGCCCATGCCTTCAGGAGCTCATTGGTGGATCCCGTCAGAGCCGCGGCATCGAGGTCATTCGTGCGGTACAAGCGTTCCTTGCCCTTCGGCAGCTGCGGGATGCCATCAAAGACAGCAAAGGCATCAGAGGATGCATCGATAGCCAGTTCGCCGCCTTCGTATTCCCAAAGGAAGCGCTGGTACTGCTCGTCGGCATCCCGGATCAGTTCAACAGCTCGGCTGTACACGGACACGCCCAGAGGAGATGTCATATCCGTTGTATTGCCGATGGGGATCTTGAAGTAAGAGAACAGAGGAGAATCGATGCCCTGGATCTTCACCTCGGGATCGATGTCTGCCCACTCTGCAACTTCGGCCAGTTCACACCGTTTACCCAAGGTCTGCTCCATGGTAGAGACAAAAGCCTCGTTGGTCACGGTGTAGGTAGTTCCGATCAGCTCATGCTTTTCGAGACGGCTGAAAACTCTCTTTCCTTCCCAATGACGGTAGATGAAGTATGCGGAAGTGATCTTCATGCTACTGTTATAGGCGATCGGGAAGAAAGCGTTTGCCTGGATGAACTCAGGGTGGATCTTCTCGCTGCCCACGCAAGGCTTGATGATCAGGCCACCGCCGGCACAGGCGTATTCTGTGATGAGCCGGGCATTCTTCCGAATCATCTTCAGCATCTCGTCAATGTAATCAGCCATCGGCGAGCCGGTGACTTCCACCTGCATTTCCAGAGTGACCAGCCGAGCCACCTCAGACGCAATAATGGCGGGAAGCTTCAGCGACTGATCATTTTCCTTCAGCCACGGAGCACTCCCGCCATACATATTCAGCCACAGATCGATGTCCTCGATCATCTTTTCCGAAGCCACGCTCTGCAGCTTTGCGATCTCCGGAATGGACTGTATGAAATTGTTCGTGAACAATCGCCTTATCCTCCTTATAAAGTTCTTAACGGCCTCAAATGCCATTATCGCACCTCGTTCCTGATGTATTTGCCACCGTCACGCTCGACGGTGTACTCAAAGGCATTACGTGTTATATCGTCTACCGTGTCGCCTCTGGTTTCAGGCTTGCCCTTATCGCTCCATGTGGCACCGGAAAACGCTTTGGTAAGAGAATCGCACTGTCCAGACATAAACAGACGATTCTGTGCGATCAGCCTATTGGTAAGCAGGACTCTTTCGCCCACATCCTGACCAACGGCATTTCTCACGGTAACATTGAGGGCACGGTTATTCGCCGCATTTCTCAGGCTTCGCACAAGCACATACTCTTCAGGATCGCAGTACACATGGCTGAGTGCACCATATTTCGCATTGATCCTCTTTGCGAAGTCTGCGAAGGCTCTGCCCACAGCATCAGTATCCGAGCTTCCCTCGACAACCGCTGACTCAAGCACTATTGCCTTTCCGTAGTTCCGGCCTACGCCAGTTGCCACGAAAGCTGTTTTGTTGAATCCACGGGATACGCTTACGCCGATGTTGATGTGTTCCAACCGCATAGCCTTGATCGCCTCAATGGAGATGATGATGGTCTGAATGTTATCGACGAAGCTGTCATAGATCTTGTTCCTGGAGAAGCAGGCCAATGCAACGGCATCAGCACGGTCGGGAGAATCGATGTCTCTTTTCTTCATCTCCTTTTTGCTTTCCAGCACGATCTTGCCGCTGGATGCTATGCCGTACTTTCGTACAGACAGCTGAGCAACCAACTCGTTATCGTTCGGCAGGATCAGGGCTCTCGCCTCAAGTAGATCTCTGACAGTTGCCCACATATAGGTGGTGATGTCGCTATAGTGCTCAGATCCTTCCTTTGGTGGTGCTGCGCTGGCATTGACCGGGACGATTTCAAGGCGTGTGAGCTTCTGCTCTGCCTTGACCTCTTCCAATCTGTCGGTCACACCGCCACCCAGGCCGGTATCGTCAATGTTGCATACGATGGATCCTTTATAGTCCGGATTCTCGGAAATGAGTTTCCGGTATAGAATCACTATGTCTCCCACGGTTTTCATCAGGTTTTGTCCGTGTCGGATCGTTGGCAGCGCAATGTTTCCGCCGACCTTCGATGCAATAACTGTTTCGTCATCTCCATACCGGGCAACGTCAACGCCCAGGGAGATCTTCGACACGGTTTCATCAGGTTCAAGCATTGTTGCCTGCTCGATCAGAGACAGAGGGATGAACACATCATCTTCCTGCAACGGAAATTCACCAAGCACACGCACTCGGAAAACATTGGACTCTCGGCCATACTTCCGGGCCAGAGCCGCTATGTTCTCCTTGTTGGTTCTCTTGCTGTTTTCGCTGTTGACTGTATGGCAGCGGTATATCGCACGATCGGCGGTATGGCTGTCATAGAAAGTTCCTGATGTCTTCGTGGGGTTTCCGCACATGAGCAGCTTATTGTTCACGCCGGACAAGGTACCCAGAATAGCTTCCATGATCGGTTCTGGAACGCCAGATGCCTCATCGACGATGAACATCATGTTATCTTCGTGGAAGCCCTGCATATTCTCAGGTTTCGTGGCAGTTCGAGCGGTGGCGAACCAGCGCTTTTCGTAGCCGATCATGTAGATATAGGTTTTTGTCCATTTCAGGACTTGGGAGAGAACTGGTGACTTGCTGCGCCACTTGTCGATCTCCGACCAGAGCACGTCATGTAACTGTCTCCGGGTGGGTGCAGTTGCGATGACCTTCGCATAAGGAAAACAGGACAGGAACCAAATAGCAATGACCGATTCACAGCCGGTCTTGCCAACGCCCTGTCCTGACTTAACAGTTATTCGGTTATGGCTTACAACGTCTTTGAACAGAGCCTCTTGCCAATCGTCCGGGTCGAAGTGCAGCTGCTCTCGTGCAAATAAGGAGATGTCCTTCTTGTACAGCGGGATCCTCTGGCGAAAGAGGGCTAAACGCTTATCGTTCTTATCCTTCCTGGCCATCTTCGTCAGCCTCCATTACAGCTGTTACCCAGTCATCAACAACGCTGGATCCACCTGTTTCTCCACGCTCAATTCTCAGCCTGGACAATGCCTCAATGGCTCTGCGCTTCTGATCCTGGCAGCGGGAGAGTGCTTCTTCCAATCGCTGGACAATATCGTAGGTGGCCTCTGTTGTCGTGGTCATGTTGTACTCACGGCCAGGAAGCCGTTCTCCAGCCTCAACCTTCTCTTGGATCCGGTTGGTGTACTCTGCCTTTTCGTCATCATTGGCGAAGGCTCGCATTCTCTCACTTCGGACAGTTCCGCTGATGGTCTGCCCGCTCTTGAACTCGTTGGAGAAACGCTCGATTCGCTTCATGATTCTGCGCTCTCGAATGGTGAGCAGATCTATCTCGTCAAGGAGCATGTCTTCCTCGTCCATCTCTTTGGACACCCGAAGCTCTTGTTCCTCTTCTGAGAGGCTGTCCCAGAATACCTTCGAGTAACCCCCATGTTTCAGGGCATTGGTATTTCCGTAAGGTGCTCCACCGCCAGAGTTACCCACCGCATTCGTGTTGCCTAAGGGTGCACCCGCTTTACGAGGTGCAGTTGCATCGGATGCACCTTTTTCCGGGTGCTTATCCTTGTACCGCTTTATCCAGGACTTAACGGTGTTTACGCTGACTTCGTACTTCTCCGCAAGCTCCTTCGGTTTGGATCCTTTTCGGTATTCTGCGATTACACGCTTTTTGACTTTCTCCATATCGGGAGTAGGACTCTTGACGTTGCTCACCTCACCACCTCATCGAAAGATTGTGTTTATTTCGCTCTGAACGGAAAAGGGCGTGAACTCTCTTGCTCTTTATAGCAGTCCAGAACGATTAAAATTCGTACACACAAATCAGAAAGTGTGTGCATTTTTATTGGAGCCGTAGACGGGGATCGAACCCGCGACCCTCAGCTTGGAAGGCTGATGCTCTACCGATTGAGCTACTACGGCATATAGATCCCCGGCCGGTTTCCAAAGCCGGCATTGGCAACATGCTCTCTGCAGAGGTTCCAGTCCTTCGGTGAGTTATACTCCCTTGTGGATTTGTACGACGGGGATATTGGAGCCACCAGTCAGACTCGAACTGACGACCTGATGATTACAAATCACCCGCTCTACCAGCTGCAGCTATGATGGCATAAAGAAAGACAAGGCGTTACCTCGTCCTTGGTCTGTCTCTACAACATGGTAGAGCAGATATGGCAGAGATGGGTGGATTCGGACCACCGTGTAAGGGAGTCAAAGGCCCTTGCCTTACCTCTTGGCGACATCTCCGTATATGTATCGCTTGTTTTCTATCGCTTGCTTTCCTCGTCGCTTGTTTTGAAAAGAAGCGACATTTCGTGCGTCCGTATCAGATCGTACCCTGCACATTGGCGCATGTAATCAGCAGCAGCGCACCGATCAGGAGCAGCTTCTTCATGCTTCTGTCACCATGGATCAGCAGAATTATGCAGATGCCGCAAAGGATAAGGCTCCAAACTACATCAGGTGTAAACATGATTCTCACTCCGTTTCCCATTGGTTGTGTGTGGTGGTTCTGTTCAGGATCGAACTGAAGTACTCCCGGTTATGAGCCAGGCTCTCTACCTACTGAGATACAGAACCATGTGCCCCGATCATCTCGGGGCTGTGGGGGATAAAGAAGAAAGAAGGTGGGCGCGACTTCACCACGGTCGCTGGCGGAACAAGCCGGACTCGAACCGACACGCCGACATCCATCGACGAACTGATTAGCAATCAGCCGCAGTACCTGTTATGCTTACTGTTCCGTGTGAGGCAGATTCTAAAGCAAACCGGAAACTCCTCT